GTCCCACGTGGGACCCCCCGGCGCAAGCCGGATTTGAACTCCTATTACCCGTTTGCTGAGAATGACAACAACTCCATTTGACAATCGGGCCACTGTTAGTGGGTCCGCGACTACTTCATCGGGGACTACACTCACATCTGGCAAGAGAGGATCTTATGGAAGTTTGGTGTCTATTGGCAATCCACGCCCTTATCGTTCTGGTGGTGCTTTCAGCACGACCATAAACGACGAGTCTGACTGGTTCCTTACTGGTGATACTGCTCCAGGGTTTCCGTTTAATACGCATTATGCGGATTATCGGTATACTGGTGTTTCTCATCCAGGAGTACCAGCCCCGACAGGTTTATCCGTCGCCGATTTGTTGTCTAGGAGTAATCCTAGTCAACCTATCGTCGACGTTCCTGTTTTCCTTGTTGAGCTTAGGGAACTCCCTGATCTCTTCAGGATTGCAGGTCGATCGATTGCACAGAAAATAGCGAGTGGAAACCTGAACTACCAGTTCGGGTGGAAACCGCTATTGGGTGATCTAGGAAATCTCCTAGGTCTTCAAGCATCGATCGATAAACGTGTTCGTCACCTATCTCGTCTTCATGAGAATGGTGGAGGCTCGTATAAAGCAGATGTCGGCACAGTCACTTTGCCTGGTACAAAGACCCTCTGGGCGTTCCCGCCCGGTGGAGGGACGATGTACGTAAGGCATACTGGCTTTTGCCGTCGGTGGGTTTCGGTATCTTGGATCCCTTCTTATGATCCAGGTACTGAAATGCCGAGTCTAAATCAGATTCGTTATCAGGCCTTTCGGTCTGTTCTCGGTCTGACTGTTGACCTATCTACTGCGTGGGAATTGCTCCCTTGGTCGTGGTTAGTCGACTGGTTTTCTAATCTTGGCAACATACTTGCTGCCAGACGAAATCTAGTCGGCTTCGTCCCAGGGGCTTGCTATACTATGACGCACACTGAACGTAAATCTAGCTTTACGCTAGAAGGTACGTCCGTGTTGACGCATTCGTACCCTCATCTTCATCAAGTTGTGAAGGAAAGGGTGCCTACCTCGTCGTCTAGTATCTCAGCTAACGTGCCTTTCCTAAGTGGAAGGCAACTCGGTATACTTGCATCGCTTGCAGTCGCAAGGCGATGATCCCTCAAACGAGAGCGTCGTGAGACGCCCTCATGGAACGCCGTGAGGCGCCCCGAAAGGAAATCATGCTCGCTGATCCGCAGACCATTACGGTTAATGCCGTTGCCAAAAGTGTGGCTCGTATTAACCAAGACAACAACGGAGCCGTTTATCGTCTCCGTTCTTCGACAGACGAACTTGTCCTGACTATCAAACATTCCGACGGTAAGATTGCCGGCGGTCAGTTTGGTGAAGGGCACGTTGTTAAGGTGGAGTATACGGTCTTCGCGACCTCTACTACACCCCAGCTTCGCCTGGCGACGTGGCTAGTCATTCAGAACCCTGACGGCATGGACTTGACTCTCGTCAAGAACCATGTGTTGGCCCTGTGTGCGTATGCCACTTCTGCGAATGTTGATAAGTTCCTGAACGGTGAAAGCTGAGCTTTCTTCAGGTTCTAGTCAATAGTCGAGGTTGTCGCGACCTTGCGGTCGTATGGTCACTACCAGGACGGATCTACTCAAGCCCATAAGGAGTTTGCAGTTATGACTACAATTCCTATGGGGCATGAGTTCCTCCTGGGAGCGTACAAGGCCCTTTACAGGGACATTGTACGTTGGATACCTGAAGTGAATCGCAAGTCGATCGAGTGGGATCAAACCCATCTTGAACGCCTTGTTTTGGACAGAGGCCAACGGTATTTCACCATTGACCTCCCTGAGTTTGGGAAAGTTTTCGAACAATCCTTAGCCTCAGGCTCTCTCCGCAGTCAGTCAATACCTGGCTTTCACAAGCTAGTGACATGTCGCGGTAATGATGCTAGACCCAGACTCTTCTGGGCGCTGACATCACGAGTGTTCAAATATGACGGTACTCTTCGTGATCAGCCGTGCTCTACCTCGATCTTTTTGATTAGACAGCTTTGCTATCTCTTCAAAAAGTTGAAAGGAGAGTGCAGTGAACACTTCAAGTTTGCTGCTATTGCTGATCTCTACGCTGTCGAGGAGTCTCTACCGTGTCCTTCCCTTGATTGGGAGGACCCTATTGGGGCTCTCGATTGGAGGACTACTATTAGTTTCGCCGATGGCTCAGCCTGTGCTAGTGCACTTGCTGGAATCGACGGGACATCTGGTAGTTCTACCAAGTGTGGAACGAGCTTTGGGTTACACCTCCAACGAGTCTTCGACATCGTCGGTTGTGAATTCCCCTTCCTCGAGACGCACCAGATAAGAGGACGTCATGGACCAGGAGCTGTTTCTGACGGTTCCAGGAATGGAAGCAAGTATTCCTTTCCTGTTTGGCCTGCTAAGCTTCAGTCTCTTTTTCCTTTTGATAGGCATGCTTCTACCAACTACATGTTGGATGATACATATCCTATCGACGGACAAGTGGCATCGAAGCTCGCTGTCGTACCAAAGACGCATAAGGGTCCTCGCATTATTGCATCGGAGCCTACTGCTAATCAATGGATACAACAGGGCCTTGAGGACTTTCTGTTGGATGGTTATAAGAAGTCCTATATTGGGACTTCAATTAACATATCCGATCAGACGCAAAATCAACAGATGGCGCGTATAGCGTCATTTGGTGGTTCTGCTACTATAGACCTCAGTGCTGCAAGCGACCGTCTGACATGCTACGTGGTAGAGAGAGCTTTCCGGAAACGACCGGATATCCTCTCTGCCATGATGGCATGCAGAACCCCATTGCTATCGAATGCTATCGATAAGAAGCATCCGAAACTTCTCAAACTTAAGAAGTTTGCGATGATGGGTTCGGCTCTGACCTTTCCTGTCCAGTCGTTTGTATTCTACTGTATCTCAGTGGCTGCGGTCCTATGGACACGCGGCCTCCAAGTTACGGTTGATAACATACGACAGGTTGGTGTAGAGGTAACGGTCTACGGGGATGATATCATCGTCCCTGTTGATTCATGTAAGGTACTAGTGGAGTCACTGACTTCGCTAGCCCTCAAAGTCAACAGTGGCAAGAGTTTCTGGACTGGTAAGTTCAGAGAATCTTGCGGGACTGACTGGTATGACGGGGTTGACGTAACACCCAGTTATATCAGGTCCGACTTTGACCCAGCCCACCCTAGCTCCCTAAGTTCAGTAGTTGAGGCATCCAACAACTTTTATAAAAAAGGGTTGTGGGCTGTCTCTGACTATCTAACTTGTAGGATCCCCTATCGCTTGCGTCTTAAGCTTGCGATTGAGGATGGGAGTGTAGCCATCAAAGGCCTTTTCAGCTTCGTTGGTACTTGTTTGGACCACTTGAAAAAGAGGTACAACAAAGAACTCGGACGCTGGGAGTATAAAGTACTCAACCTTTCGGGTGAGCTTGATACTCCTAAGCCTGATGGGTTCGACCGTTTACGTCAGTACTTTACTGAGACTCCTGATCCTACTGTGAAGTGGGATCCGAGAGTCCGCGGTCGAATGGTCCACACGCTCAAAGAAAGATTTGCCCCTCTGTACGAGGGTGCAAAGCTCTCTTTGATAGGTGGAGAGGTAC